ATGTCAGGACAATCGCTCAGAAGCACATTAGGCAATATTATTTTTATTTGCCAAGCCACAGGCATCAGCCTGTTGACTGAGTGGATCGAGAAGAAGCAGGATGCTCATGATATGGAAATTGAACGCCAAGTCGATGAGCTTCTTATTCTTCAAGAAAATGAGGGCTATTAATCGCTCCTTTCACAGCCGTCTTTTCTCGTGTTGAGCGATGCGGGGACGGCGGTGAAAGATCTAATAATCTTATGAAAAAAGAAATCAGGGAAGTGAAAGACGGGATAGTGCAAATTACCACAGTCGATGAGAGGTGGTATGTGAAAGCAATCAAGGACGATGAAGGAATACCCAAAGTGGTGTTTGTTCCATCAGTCACTTGGATTGCTGGTCACTATCCAAAAGGAATTGCATTTTACAAATGGCTTGCAGGCAAAGGTTGGGATGAGGCGGAGTCATTGAAGCAGTCAGCAGGCGACAAAGGATCAAGAGTGCATAAGGCAATTGAGGATTTAATCAATGGTCATGAACTCAGGCTTGATGCTCAATTTGACGGAGTTGAAGGAAAAGTTGAGGAATTGTCGGCAGATGAATATGCATGCGCTATGTCTTTTGTGCAATGGTTTGAATCAGTCAGGCCTGAAATCATCACAGCAGAAACAACTATTTTTTCCGAGAAAAATAATTTTGCTGGCACGATAGATTTCATCTGCAAAATTGGAGATGAAAAATGGATTGTTGATTTTAAAACTTCGCAATACATTTGGCCAGAATATGAACTTCAATTATCAGCTTACAAAAAAGCGATGGAGGATCTAACTGGCGAGAAGTACAAGATTGCAATTTTGCAGATTGGCTATAAGCGCAATCACAAGGAATACAAATTTACGGAGCTGGAGGATAAATTCAATTTGTTCCTTTCTGCACAAACTATTTGGCTCAATGAAACATCAGGGCAGAAGCCGTTGCAGAAGGATTATCCTATCAAGCTCAAGTTGGATCTTGAAAAGAAGGCAGGGGATGATAAAAAAGAAACTGCACCAAAAAAGCCGAAGAGGCGAGCAAAAAAATCTTAATCAATCATTAATTCAAACTTATGGATCTTAATAAAGAATTAGAGATCGCATTGGGACTGAGAAGCGGAGAATTTAAATCATACAAAACGCTCAGGGTCGACAATGGCGATGACAAAAAAGGCACAAACAAAACGGGGGAGTTTGTTTGCAAAACAAAAGATGAAAACGGCGCTTTTGTCCGTGAGCAATTCAGCAAGGAAGTGAGAGGCATTGTTTTGCTCAGTCGGGCAAGGGTAAGCTCGAAATTCAAAAAGGATGTCGAGGGATGGATTTCAGCAGAGTTTAATCCGTCCGATCCCAATGAGGTCATTCAGGTTTACAAGAAGAAAAACATTGTTTGGAAAGGCAACTATAAAAGCCTCAAAGCGATGTTTTCGATCAAGGAGGCTGATGGCACGACTACCAATAATTTCAACTACCGCACCATTCTCTATGTTGCATTGGCTGATGATATTGTGAAGCTCGAACTCATGGGAAAATCTCAGTCCGAATGGTTCCAATATGGGGCTTCAATCAATAATGAATTCAGTTTGCTGGGATGCGAGACAGTGATGCAAATCAATGAGGATCCTGAAAATGACACATATTTTGCGACATTTTCCAAGGGCAAGGATGTTGATTATGTCTATTATCTGAAAAAGGCGAGAGGCATCTTGGGATCATTCAGGAATGCGCCACAGCTCGAGGCTCCGAAAGATACAAAATCATTAGGCAATGGATATGAGGATATTCCGACAGTGGGCGGTGACGACGAAGTGAATCTTGAGGATGTTCCGTTTTAAAAACAAAATAGCGATGGTGGGCTTATAGATGCAACTGCCCATCATCGCATCGGGGCTGGTGAGCTTAATAGATGCAACTGCTCATCAGCCTCGCTAGGCTGGTAAATATAACCACCTTTCACATGCCTCTTTAAGTGGTTAGGGAGGCAGGTGAAAGCATTTAACAATATGAATAGTGGATGGTTTAAAACGCACAGAAAAATAATCGATAGTGTGGTCTTTCAGAGCGATAAATGTCTGAAGATTTGGATATGGTGTTTGGCCAAGACAAATCATTGCGAAAATTTATCGCTGATCGGGAGGCAAAAAGTGAGAGTCAGGAGGGGTCAATTTATCATGGGAAGTCTGACGGCGGAGGAGAAATTAAGGATGGCAAAATCAACGATATGGTATTGGCTGAATTTTCTTGAGAAGGAGGGAATGATTGGAATCAAAAAAACAAATAAATACAGCATTATAACTATAAAGAATTGGGATAAGTATCAGGATGTTGGAAACAAATCGGAATCAAATCAGGAATCAAACAAGAATCAAATAAGAACAAACAAGAATGAAAAGAATGAAAAGAAATATATTTATAGCGATGATGAATTTGAAATTTTAGGAGAGGGGATTGATCAAGATAATTTTGCGAAGGCTTTAGTTGCTTTGGAAATTGAAAAACTCAAAACCAGTCAAGTGCAAACCATTAAGAAATTAATCGAGAAATATCCAAGCAGGGATTATGAGCTTCAGGCTCTTAAGTGCAGGGAATGGTGGTTTGGATATCCTCGCAAGGGGTGGAAAAAGCCAATGCTGGCTTTCGCCAATTGGCTGGGAAATTCAAAGATTGATGAGGAAGTGCTGGCTAAAAAAAGAGATCTTGAATTGAGAAAGAATACGCAGATTTATACTAATCAGGCAGTGGTCGATCCTGAAAGAAAAAAGAGCGTTCAGAAATCTATTGATGCGCTAAGGGAAAAAATGAGAATTAAGAAATAATCAAATTTATGGAAAGAGCAAGAAAAATATTCAATACCTATTCGGGAAAGCTTCAGAAGTTGAAAGATTTTGAGCGTCAGCATGGTGCGGTTTTGAAGCGCCACTTCAAACTTCAGGAAATGGAAATGCGAGCAAATTTTAAGGCACAGGAACAGATCAGCATGTTGATTGAAAAAGGTGAAATTGAGGACAAAGTGTTTTTTTATGACAAGCATGCAGAGATGCGCATTTATCCCAAGCTCAAAACAGTTTCAATTTTTGATAAGCGGAAATATAAGAAACAACCAAAATGAAAACTCCAAAAAACTGCAAGCTGTATAAATCAGTCGAGAAAATAATTGAAGAAAACAAAGGCAAAAAAGATTCGGTTAAAAACGGAGTCTTTGTTTTGGCTATTTATAAAAAAGGCAAAATATCACAGGCAAAGGTTCTAATGAATGGTTTTAAAATTGAAGAGATTGATGTTGTCTTGCGTGAGATATACGGGAAGATTTATGAGATGAGAAATCGTGGCAATGCGAAAATACAAAGAATAAATAAAAAATTAGGGGGATGAAATCATATGAAAATTACAATTGAAAATTGCAAGTGTCCCAGTTGGAACGAATTTAATCGAAGCGTCCACTGGGCAGTCAGGGCAGTCAAGAGGCAGGAATTACAGGATTTTGTGTATGAGGCGATTATAAAACAATTCAAGGGATCATTCAGGCGAATCGCAGTCCAGATCAAAAAGCCTATTCAGGTGAGCATAGAAGCTCACTTTAAAAATAATCACAGGCGAGATCCCGACAATCTTTTTGTTAAGCCAATATTGGATGCACTGGTAAAGTATGGATTATTTTATGACGACAATGGTGATGTCATTGAATCACTTACTCTCAGGGCAAAAAGGAAGATGCCAAGCGATCAAATAATAATTTCAATAAACGAAAAACTATGAAAAACTACCCCATCGGGAAAATAAAAATGTACGAAAAAAATGCAAAGAAGCACCCGGAGAATCAGATTAAAAAGATAGCTGATTCTATTAGTGAGTTTGGTTTCAATCAGCCAATAGTTATTGATCAGAATGACGAGATAATCGTTGGGCATGGCAGATATTTGGCCGCCAAAAAAATGGGACTCAAGGAGGTTCCGATTGTGCGCAAAGAAAATCTGACTGAAGATCAGGTCAAGGCTTACAGGCTGGCCGATAATAAGCTCAATGAGTCTGATTGGGATATGGATTTGGTGTTTGATGAACTCAAGGGATTGAGCGATGAAATGGTACAGCTTACTGGCTTTGACATGAGTTATTTGGAAGTTGAAGAGGATGATTTTAATGCCGATGAGGAGTATGAAAAAATTATTGAACCAAAAACAAAGGTCGGCGATGTTTATCAGCTTGGAGACCATAGGATTATTTGTGGCGATTCAACTGATGTGACTGTTTATGAAAAACTGATGGGCAATGAAAAGGCGCAACTAATTTTTACTGATCCGCCGTATAATGTCGACTATCAATCATCAGCTGGCAATTCATATGCTGGCGGAAAATATGGAGATGGCAATAAGATTTTCAACGACAACAAAAGTGATTCCGATTTTATGGAATTTATAAGCGTCATGACTGCAAATTGTTTTTTGTTTTCAGATGAAAAAGCATCGATGTATATGTGGTATGCATCAAAGAATCATGAGTTTTTCAAGAAGGGACTGATTGCTGGAGGATTCAAATATTTGCAGGATGTTATTTGGGTCAAGGACAGATTTGTTTTTTCGATGGGATGTTTATTTCATCGAGCTTATGAACCTTGCATGATTGGAATCAAGGACAACAAGTATCAAAAGAATAAAGAATTTTCAAATATTCAGGATATTTGGGATATCAAAAAAGATGAGCTGGCCGAGATGGTTGATGTTTGGTATGTGAATCGGGATAACACGACAGAATATGTGCATCCTACTCAAAAACCACTCAGGCTTTGCGAGATAGCACTTCGCAGAAGCACATTCAATGGTGACATTGTTTTGGATGCTTTTGGCGGTAGCGGTAGCACGATGATGGCTTGCGATCAGATGGCCAGAAAAGCCAGACTTATCGAATTGGATCCTAAATATGTTGATGTGATAATAAAACGCTATGAAGACTACACAGGCAAAAAAGCAGAAAAAATTGAACAAAAATAAAGTTGGCAGGAAGTGGTTTGATGGAAAAACGGAGAGTGATGTTGTTGCGAAACTAAAAGTCGTTTGGGGGCTGGGTGGATCTGATGCAGAAGCGTGTTATTACGCTGATATAAGCAAATTTTCGCTCAGTCGCTATTTGGATGCCTATCCTGATGTTGAGGAATTACGCAACAAATTAAAGGAAAAACCAATTTTGAAAGCAAGGGAGACTGTTGTCAAAAATCTTAGCAATCCCGACATCGCTTTCAGGTATCTTGAGCGAAAGAAAAAGGATGAGTTTGGCGCAAGCGCTGAACTTCCAGATATATTCAAAAACCACATTGAAGCATTCCATAACGAAATGAAAATATATTTTATAGGCAATGTTGGATCAACAAATACCAAAAGAAAAAAGAGAAATATGCTTGAAACTATTGAGTCTATTTAAGATTGATGGAAAGAGTGGCGATCAGGCTGTGAGCGAGGGACAACTGATGATTTTTTATAGTATTGTTTTTCGACCGCACAATCGTTTGCAGATTCTGACTTGTACGCAATATGGTAAAAGCTTGATAGTTGCTTTGGCGTGTATTGTTGTTAGCTGTTTTCAAGATGAAAAGATTGCGATTCTTGCGCCTAAAAATGAGATGGCCAAAATAATCATGCGCTATTATCTTGAGCATATTGGCGACAATGTTTTGTTTTATTCTCAGTTGGAAGCAAAAACAAAACTTGAAAGATTAAGACAAGAAGAAAACAAGGAGCGCATTGTCTTGAAGCGTGGCGGAGGAATCTTTGTTGTTTCGGTGCAAGCTGGCAATTCTCGCAAAGGTGTTGAGAGTGCGATGGGCGCTGGCGCTAGGATTGTTATTCTTGATGAGGCAAGTCTTATTCCTGATCAGATTGAAGCGACAACATTTCGTATGATTGCTGGAAAAGGTGCGGATGCTTTTTATTGCAAGATTGGCAACCCGTTTTATTTGAATCATTTTTATAAGACTTGGCACAAGGATAGATATAAAAAGATTTTTATTGATTATCAGCAGGCATTAAGTGAGGGAAGATATACTGAAGAATTTATCGAGGAGGCAAAAGAGAATCCGATGTTTGATATTCTCTATGGTTGCAAGTTTCCGAATCGTGATGAAATTGATGATCGTGGGTATAGATTTTTGATAAGTGAGCAGGAATTGGAAGAGGCATTTATTGACGAACTTCCTGAGGAGTTGATGGGAAGCAGGAGGTTGGGCGTTGATGTGGGCAGGGGCAGTAACTATTCAGCTTTTGTGGTTAGGCACGATAATGTTATGTGGCTTGAATCAAAAAATCAAAGCTCAAATTTGATGACACAGGTTGATGAACTTGGAAGGATAAAGGGGGATGAAATATTTATTGATGATGTTGGCGTAGGCGGTGGTGTTACCGATAGGGCGAATGAACTCGGCTATAATGTAATTGGAATTCGAGAGGGATCAAGCGCAAATAACAGTGACATTTTTGCAAACATAAAAGCCGAGAATTATTTTGAACTTAAGCGCTGGATTAATAAAGGCGGTAAGATTTTAAGGCATCAAGATTGGAGGCAGTTGCTTGAAGTGAAATATAAAAGAAATTCAAGCGGAAGGACACAGCTTGAACCAAAAGATGAAATGTTTAAGCGTGGTGTCAAGAGTCCTGATATTGCAGATGCAGGCTCGCTTACTTTCAATGAATTTATTGAACCCGGAGTTGATTTTATTTGATTAGAAAAAATATGAAACATCTTGCACACTGTCCGAAATGCGGATCAAAATTAATGGAAATCAGGAATATGGGAGCCTTTGATGATTTCACTTTGAAGTGCTTTAATTGCAAAGCTGTTTTGTGCGTTTATGACCTGAAATTTAAGGCGCTTGATGAAAAAAATAATGATTATAGTTTTTCTGCTATTGACAAAATGAAAAAAAGCGAATACGATAAAAATACAAAATTAAAAATGATAACAGCTTAATGCCTTACGAGGTATTGGTTGTGGCTTACGAGCCCAAATGATATTTAGTCTTACGAGATTAAATGCCATTTGGGCTTTTTTTATTTATGTTTGAAAAACTTTTCCGAAAAAAAGAATTTACTCCCGGAATTTCAGCAATCAAAAATTTCTTTTTCGGCAAGGTTTTGGGCAGGAATAATGATTTTGCTGATAAATATCACAGTTGGGTTTATAGGTGCGTCAATCTTATTGCGCAAGAAGTTGGATCGGCAAATCTGAGATTATATAAAAAAACTAGCGGTGATAACGACAAGGAGCAGGCTAGTCATGAGCTGTTGAAGCTGTTTAATAATCCGAATCCTGAAATGACAAGAGCTGATATTTTCGAGCATATCTCAGCCTCATTGGATATTGATGGCAATGCTTACATTTTTAAGGCAAAGGCTGGCAACAAAACAAAGGAATTATGGCCACTTAGGGCTGATTGGGTAAAGATTGCGCCGAGCAATGACAAGGAAAGGTTGATTGAAAAATTCATTTATTTTAATGGTGAAATCAATGTTGATCTTGAGCCTGAGGAGGTTATTCATATTCGCAATTACAATCCGAAATATTTTGATAGAGTCAGGCCATTCAAGGGAATCGGGACAGTGCAGGCAAGCATCAGCTTTATTGATGAGGATGAAACGATAAGGGAGTGGAATAAAAAGTTTTTTGAAAATGGAGCGTTTGTTGGAGGTGTGCTTGAGTTTGACGGCAAACTGAACGAACAGCAAAAGCGCAGGATTGAATCAAACTGGAAAAAACAGCAGGAGGGAATTGAAAACGCCAACAAAACGCCGATATTACATGGTGGTTTGAAATACAACAAGACGCAATTCAATCAGCGAGAGTTGGCATTTATTGATCAGCGCAAGTTGGATCGAGATGACATTTTTCTGATGTTTGGAATTCCGAAAGGTTTGATGATGAGCGAGGATGTGAATCTTGCCAATGCAAAAATGGCACTTTGGGCTTTCACGAGATTTACGATCAAGCCTCGATTGAAAAAAATTCAGGATGCGCTTAATGCATCATTGGCTTCGGAATATGGATCTGAATATTATTTGGAATTCGACAATCCAGTTCCTGAAGATAGAGCTGAAATTGTCAGCGAATATGCGCAAGGCTGGAACAAGTGGCTCACAACAAATGACATTCGAAGGGAAGAGGGTTTGCCTGAACTTGATGGGGGCGATGAGATGAGGGCTTTAGTCAGTCCAGTGCCACAACAGCTCAGTGTTAAAAAAAAACTTCAAAATCAGGATGAGCGGATTGTGCGTGGAGAGAAAGCGTGGGAGGTGATGATAAAACTGCAGTCACCGTTTGAAGAAAAATATAAAAATGGAATCCGCAAATATTTTCATGGATTAAGAGAGCGAACATTAAAAAAAATAAGCGAGAAATCATTTCAAAAAAAGGGAGTTGTCGAAACAGACAAGGAAGTCGGAATGATAGTTGATCTGCTTACTCCAATGCAGAGGGAACTTTTGGAAAAATCAGGAAAGCTCGCATTGCTAAGACTTGGGTTGGAAAATAATTTTGATCTTACTTCAGATATCAGCAATAACTTGGACGAATACGATTTGAAGTTAGCTGAAAGCATAGCAAAAACTACTGATGAAGAATTAAGCAAGATTATAAATGAGGCAGGAGATGCTGGACTTGGCATGAATGCAATAACTGAAAAGGTGAATGAATATTTTAATTTTGCAGACGAGGTCAGAGCTGAAAGGATAGCGAGAACAGAAACAATCAGAACAAGTAATGCAGGAATGGTGAGTGCATGGAATCAATCGGGTGTCGTTTCTGGCAAGGAGTGGTATACAGCTCAGGATGAAAGGACATGCGAGGCGTGCGCTGAAATGGATGGTCAAACTACCGAATTAAATGAAGCATATTTTTATGAAGGGGATGAATTTATGGGAATGGCAATTGATTTTAGGGATATTGGAGAGCCACCGCTTCATGCAAATTGCAGATGTGTATTGCTTCCGATTTTAAAATAAATAAAATAATTTTTTCAAAACTATGCTAAAAAAATTCAGCGAAAAAATAAAGAGCGAAGTGATGAAAGCTCTTGAAGAAAAAAAAGAGTTTTTGGCCAATATTAAAGAGGCTGGAGATTCGGGAAAGTTTGAAGTTATTGCTTCAAGCGAAAGCGTGGATCGGCAGGGTGAGGTCGTGGTTCAGGATGGCATCGACATCAAGAATTACATGGATAACCCAGTTATCTTATTTGGCCACGATTACTGGTCTTTGCCAATAGGCAAGGCTACGGAAATCGTGCGACAGGCTGGTAAAACTGTCGTCAGGGGCGTGTTTGCTAGTGCCGAGGCTAATCCATTGGCACAGCAGGTCAGAAAGCTGTACGAGGAGGGCATTTTGAAGGCTGTTTCAATCGGATTTATACCCTTGGAATATAACGGCAATCAGATCACAAAAAGCGAGTTGTTGGAGCTTTCATTTGTGCCAGTTCCGGCAAATCCTGAGGCGCTTTCAGTTCTGAGTTTGGTAAAAGAGCGAGGACTTGAAAAAGAATATGCGTTTGTGTTGAAGTCTATGCAAAAATCGGGAATCAAACTGAGCGAACCGTTAGAGGAATTTATTTCAGAGAAAAAAGAAGAGGAAATTATTGAAAAGCATATGCTGGCGATCAAAGAGAGTCAGGACAGATTGAAAGAAGCGATGAGGGAGGGTTTCAAACTGATAGTGAATGAGGTTAAGAGTATACAGGAAAATCTAACTGAGAAGTTGGTCGAGCTTCAAGGATTAGTCGTCAAAGATGACCAAGTTGACGATATAAAATCTGCGAGAATAACTGAGGTCTTGGATGATGTTCAGAAAAAAACGCAGTTGATTGATACGATCGTGAATCAAGTCAATCAGAAATTAAAAAGTGTTAAATAAAAAAATATATGTTGGAAGTAAAAGATTTAGAACAAGTGGGAGAGGTATTTGCTCAAGCACTTGAAAAAACTATGCCCGCAATCTTGGAAAAGACAGGCGAGGCAATTGAGAAAAAATTTGAAGAGAAGGGCTATAACAAAATTGAAAAAAAGATTTTTGGTTTTGCTAAAGAAGTTGAAGGCCTTGAAGGAAAAGAAAAAGTTGCACGCTTTATGAAGGCTGTTTTTAATCGTGACAAAGAAACAGCCCGAGCGATCAGTGGCAAGGCAATGACTGAGGGTACTGATAGTCAAGGTGGATATTTGGTGCCTGAAGAATTCAGAGCTGAAGTTGTGAGACTTGCCGAGTCTTTCGGAATTGTGCGCAATCAGTGCCGTGTTATTCCGATGAAAAGAGACACGCTTAATCTTCCAAAAATAACTACCTCAGTTTCGGTTTACTGGCCTGGGGAAACTAATGCTGGAACCGTAAGTGCGCCAGTGTTGGGGCAGGTTCAATTGCTTGCCAAAACTCTTGTTGGTTTGACTCCGCTTTCAAATGAGCTGTTGGAGGATGCTGATGTCGACACAGTGAGCTTGCTTGCTGAATTGTTTGCGGAAGCGATTGCTGGAGAGGAAGATGGTCAGGGGCTTGTCGGTAACGGATCGCCTTTCACTGGCATTCTTAATGATTCAGATATCAACATTGTTACGATGGATTCAGGGGAGATTAGTTTCACCGATATCACTGTTGATTATCTGAGGGATGTCATTTCGAAGGTCAAGCCGTTGGCGCTTAGTGGTGCTGGGTTTTATATGCATCGTGGTGTTTGGAATATTGTGCAGAAGCTGACAGAAAACGGACAGCACATTTCGACTTTCTCAAATCCAATCATTACTGGCGATGCTTCGAAAGGCACGGGGATTGTGGGTTATGTGTGGGGATATCCAGTGTATCTGCCTGAAAAAATGGACAGCGTATCAGGTGCTGGCAAGAAGTTTATTCTGTTTGGAAATCTGCAGTTTGCATATTTGGGCGACAGAAAACAGATGACGATGGCTGTTTCAGAAGAGGCAACAATTGGAACTACCAATTTGTTTGAAAGCAACATGTCAGCGGTGAGAATTACTGAGCGTATTGGTTTCAAAGTTGCGCTGGGTCAGGCATTTGCATGCCTCAAAACTGCAGCCGCCTAATCATCAGCAGAGCTAATTAATTAATCGCAAAGTTATGCCGAAATATAAAGTCAAAGCAAACATCTCGGTTGGCTATAAGGATTTTTCTGCTGGCGAAGAATACGATTTGACGAAGGATGAAGTCAAAGCGATCGGCGATGAATATCTTGAACCAATTGAAGAAGAAAAAAAGACCAAAAAAGAAAAAGAAAAAGAAAAAGAAAGCGAATAGGTGTTTTAAACTGCCCGATAGTGAGTTGCATTGCTATCGGGCAGAAATAAGAAATTTATTTATGCTGACTGAAAAATCAAAAGTAAAAAACTATTTGGGAATTTCTGATGAATCACACGATGATCTCTTTGACGATTTGTGTGCTGGAATCAGTCAATTCATTGTCACATATTGCGACAGGGATATCTTAACTATTCCTGCGCCGACTGAGCCTGACGCAGAGCAAACATTTTACGAAGAATATTTTGATAGCAACGCTAATGAAGAGCTGATGCTGAGGAATTATCCAGTTAGGACATTGCTCAAGGTTGAATACAATTCTCGGACTCAAGATGATCCTTTGTGGGTAGAACTTGAGCCTAGCAGATATGTGACTTATCGACAGGAAGGTATCGTTCATCTTTATGGAAAATTTCAGACAGGATTGCGACAAAACATCAAGGTTACATACAACGGCGGTTATGATGAAGCCCCAGCTGATATCGGAATGGTTGCGACAGAACTGGTTGCTAAATTATTTGAAAAAAGAAAGGCGCAAGGAAAATCATCAGAAAGTTTGGGAGGAGCAGGAATTGATTGGGTTAATGAACTGACAAAAGAGCAAAAATTAATTTTGGACAATTACGCCCACTTTCCTTTATGAGAAGTTTTGAAACAGTAGAATATTCAACAAAAAGATTAATGCAAGACGGCAATAAGTCTGACTATGTTGCAACAAGTGTCGCTGGACAGGGTCATTTGAGACAGCTTGATGATCGCACGGCCAGTCTGAACAGCATTCAATATGGCGAGGGCTGGAAGCTAACCATTGAACTTGAAAAAGATGTTGTGACAACAGACCGAGTTGTAATTGGCGCAGATGAGTTTGAGGTCAGGGGAATCAAACAGGAGAATATGGGTTCATTGTCATTTAAAGAATTGTTGCTGATTAAAAATAAGACATAATGTGGCAGATTCAGATTAAAAATTTAGACAAGATCAGAAATCTGATCATGGAATATCCAAGGCAGAGTGTTTTGAATTTCAATGAGGCTATCACAAAGACTCTTATTGCTGTTGAGCGATATGCAATTATGGGCGCCCCAGTGGATACTGGCCGATTGCGGTCAAATTGGCGCTTGTCAGTTCAGATTATGAGGGGAGAGTTGGTCAACACTACGAGTTATGCCATTTTTGTGGCCAAAGGCACAAAGCCTCATTGGCCACCAATTAAGGCCATTACTAAATGGGCAAACAGAAAAGGGATAGCGCCATTTTTGGTGGCTAGGGCTATTGCTAGAAGAGGCACAAAAGCAAATCCATTTTTTGATAATGCGGTGTCTGCTGGGCAGGTGATAGCTGATGATGAGTTTCAAAAGGCACTTGATAAAACAATAAAAGAATTGATCAAATAATATGGGACTGGCTAACATAAGAAACAAAATAAAAGAGAAGCTGGAATCAAGACAGGGCGATGGCGAGCCCTTGGTTGATGTGTTTGATTCTCACAAAACTGGATTCAGTGGATATCCGTCAGCGACATTTGAGCCGAGTGAAGTGCAGAGCGACTACGAAACGAACACGCAGAATATGCGCAAATATACATTCCGGATTGTGGTTCATCAGGAAATTGAAAAGGTAACAAGAAGCAAAGCAATTGATATTTTGTGCGATGTATTGGACACGCTCATGGATGACTTTGATCGGGATGACACTTTGGATGGATCGGCGGATATGTGCAGGGCGGTTCCGCTGGCATGGGGAATTTATGATGAAGGAGCAGGACTAGTTATGTATGCGGAGATGAAGTTTGAAGCTGATAAAAGTATCGATTTATTAACAAATTAATTTTTAATAAAACATATGCAAAAGGAATCAAAAAATAAAATGATCGGGAAAAATGATTTGAAAAAAGACAAATACTTTTATCCAGATCATGGGATAACAATCGAGGCAGATTCAAGAGAGGAGGCAGACAAATTGCTTGCGGAAAAATTAAAAGAAAAATAATTATTAAATTTTTAAAAATATGTTTAGCGGAAGAAAATATCAAGTCGGAATCGGAAAAGAATCATCTAGGGGTATTGCTGTGACGCCATCTTTTTGGTTACCAAAATATGATGTCACTGTCGATAACAAAAAAACCTATGTGAATAGTGAGGCTTCATTTGGGACTATTCATGACAGTGATGGATCTAGGATTATTAAGGAATGGGCAGAAGGAGAAATTACCGGAAAAGTTCGTGATAAATCTTTCGGATTGCTTTTGCTTTCTGCATTTGGTTCGGTTGCTTCAGTTGCGAAAATTGGCGATGCGACTGTTTACGATCATACATTCTCTGTGGCCAATTCGAATGCTCATCAGTCACTGACGATTGAAACCAAAAATGATGCTCAGCAGTTGAAATATGCGCTGGCTGTAATTAATAGCTTGAAGATAACTGCGCAAGTTGGGAAATTTGTTGAATTTTCCGCTGGGATTAAATCTAAAAAAGGCGTGGCTGGCACAAGTAGTTCTGTCTATACTGCGGAGAATGAATTTATTGCTAAGCATGCAACATTAAAATTGGATGCAAGCTTGGCTGGTTTAGATGGTGCTTCAGCTATCAACATAAAAAGCATTGAGCTGTCTATTGATAAAAATATTGATGATCATGAAGCACTTGGAACAACCGAGCCTATTGATTATGCAAACAAGGATTTTGCTTGCGAGGGCGTGATTGAAGCAGTGTTTGAAAATACAGCTGATTTTAAGGATATTTTTGAATCAGGAGAGCCAACGGCTATGCGAATTGATATCAAGGGAGATGCCGTCATTGGGAGTGGTTCAAATCCTGAACTCAAAATTGATCTTGCATCGGTTGCCTTGCAGGATTGGTCGAGAAAGGCTGGCAATAATGAAATAGTCACGCAGACGATCAAATTCAAAGGTCATTATAGTTTGGCAGATACCAAGATGATTGAAGCTGTGCTTACAAATCTTCAGGTGAGTTATTAATAAATAATTTAAAAGAAAATGAATAGAGAAAATAGAGAATTAGTTACTTCGGTTGATAAGCATGTCGTGCTTATAAAGGCTTGGCTAACTGAAAAAGAAAATCGGCTTATTCAGAGATTTTGGGCTAAGCAAACCAAGATCAGCGAGAACGCTAACTTTGAAAATTTGGAAGATGGCGATGTGAAAATAGACATCACAAGCAGTCCTGAATTGATACTCGATTATTACGATATTCTTATCGAGGCTTATGTTTATTCGGTTGATGATTCAATCGAGGGAGTTCTTGAAAAAATACAAGATTTCAGAAAAGAGGAATATAAGGAAGTCACAGCATTTATTCAAAAGCTTCAGGACGAAGAAAAAAAAACTACGCTGAGGACTGTGCCGATTATTGGAGAATCCTCAATTTCGGAAGATCAGAATTAAGCGAAAAGATGGACATTGCATTTTTTTGCAAAATAACGGGTTGGACTTATGAGGAGTATATTGGCCAGCCCGTTTGGTTTATCGAAAGATTAAAAATGATGCGAGAAGCTGAAGCTGAATTTAATAATCTGAAAAATAAAAATTAATGCCGAATCAAACAGAATTACAACTTATCATCACGGCGCAAAACAAGGCAATGGGCGAACTTGCCAAGCTCAACAAAGATGTGCAGGGATTGTCGCAGAGTTCCGATAAAAGCAACAAATCATTCAGCGGTTTATTGCCTAATTTGGCATTGCTTGGGGGTGCTTATGCCTTTGTTAAAAAAGGAATAATCGATAGTGTCAAAGCTTTTGATGAAAGTGAGAAAGTGATTGCTGAAATGAATGCCGTTTTGAAATCAACAGGTGGAGTTTCGGGTATGACTTCTGAATCAATGACAAAACTCGCTAGTGATTTGCAGAATGTTTCCACCTTTGATGATGAGGCGATATTGCACACTGAAAATCTTATCTTGACTTTCAATCAGATGGGCAAAGATATTATTCCGCAAGTTACCGAGAGCATTATGGACTTGGCGCAAATGATGGGTGGTGATTTGCAGGGTGCGACTATGCAAGTCGCCAAGGCAATGCAGGATCCAGAGCGAGGGCTGATGATGCTTCGTAAATCAGGAGTAAGTTTTAATGATGAGCAAGTAAAAACAATCAAACATTTATACGAAACTGGCAAGGCAATGGAAGGACAAAAAATGATTTTGCAGGAATTGCAAAAGGAATTCGGCGGTCAGGCCAGAGCAGCCCTTGAAACTTTTGGAGGCAGAATGAAGTGGCTACAAAATCAGATTCAGGATGCGCAAGAAGGAATCGGAAAAGCAATTGTGAATTCAGTCACAGTTGCTTTGAGTGGTGCTGATCTTTCAACTGCTCATGCAAAAAAGGTACTGGATGATTTCAAGAACTTTTTCATGAAATGGATCCCGGCTTTTGTGATTGGATTAAAATGGTTTGCGCAGATGTTTTGGGATGCCTGCAAATTCATCGGGACTGGTTTGTATAACGCTGGAAATATAATTGTTGCTTTTGTGAAAGATGCAATTTATAACTTCACAAATCTTGGAGAAAAGATGAAGACAATTTTTGGCGGTCTTAGTAAGGCATTACATGGCGATTTTGAGGGCGCTTTAGCGGATGTTTCGGCTGGCGTTGAATATAACACTCAGAACATGACAAATGCGCTAAATGAGGGCATGGCTAATTCTGCCGATCTTATAAATAATTTTGCCAATGATACAAACAGTGCGCTTGATTCTATCAATGAAGCTTGGAAAATGAACGGCGAAAATACAAAGTCAGTCGGAAGCGGTGTTGCGCAAGTTCAGGATTATGTTGGAAAATCTGCGAGTGAAATGGCCAGCAAATATGACGAAGCAAAGAAAAAAATCAGTGATCTGAAAAAAGAATTTTCTGATGCTGTGAAAGAAGCCAAGCAATCAATGAAAGATTTGACTGAGCAGTTTAATTCAACTGAAGTCGGCAAAAGCAATGAGCTTGGGACAAATATTGCAAAAGAAATTATTGGAAAGCTTCAAGAACAGAAAGATTTGCAAGCTCAGATCAATACTGAAACAGATGAGGACAAAAAGAAGTCACTACAGACTCAGCTTGATGCGGTTGATGATTTTTTAACTAAACACAAGGATGACACTGTTGCATATGCGACTCAAATTGCCGAGGAAAACCGCAAGGCTGGATTAGATGCTATCGAATTATTAAAGGAGCAATATCAAGTCGAGAAAGATGAAAGGCTGAAAGAGTATGGCGATAAAATGAAAGATTTGAAACAGCATCTTAAGGAGGTTAAGCAGGAATACAAAGATAAATTAAAGGAACTGAAAGATGAGATCAAAAAAGATGGCTTGGATAATATCACGATTAATATCAGCGCAATTGTTAAGCAAATAAGCTCAGGCTCAAATAGTAAGCGAGCTACTGGCGGAACAGTCACCGCAGGGAATGAATATTTAGTCGGTGAAAGTGGGGCTGAATTGTTTGTTCCAAATGTAAGCGGAACTATTGTGAAAAATGGCCAATATGGAAAAGGCGCAAATGTTAATAATTTCAATTTTAATTTTTCAGGAGCTTTTATTGGAAATAGGGATGATTTGATTCGTGAAATTGAGAGAACCATAAACAGAAAACAGGAACTAACAAGTATGGGTGCAATATAAAAAATTATGCAAATTTATTTCGACAATACCAGCTTGATGACCGCCCCATATTCGGTGAGGACTATTGATCATGATTCATTGTCGCCAAGAGAAATAACAGCATTTAATTTGGCCAGACAGCGAGGAGGCGTGCTTGTTGATTCAGAATACAAATCAAAAACAATCAAGGTGACAGGAATTATCACTGGCAATAATTCTGCCAATTTAGAAAATAATATAGATGCATTCAAGGAATTATTAAGTCGTCAAGGTAAGAATCTTGATATTGATTATGCTGGAACTGTTAGGCGGTATGAGGCGACAGCTACAAAGGTGGACATACCGAGAGAATCATATCATCTGACTTTTGCCCCATTTTCAGTTGAATTTTTTGTGCCAAGCGGAATAGGCAAGGCCACCATTATTGATGCAGTTTCGCTGAGTGCCATTTCTGCTACTCCATATGTTGGTCTGCTTTCAATCGGTGGAACGGCAAATACTTTTCCAAAAATAACAATAACTTTTACGGCAGTCAGTGGTGCTACAAAAGTTGATCTTTTGGCTAATGGTGACAAAATTTCAATTTCCAAATCTTTTTCTGTGAATGATGTTTTGGTTATCGATTGTGAAAATATGCAGGTTACTGTCAATGGCACTGTTTTTGATTATGTCGGAATATTTCCAACTTTTGGAGTCGGAGCAAACATCTACGAGATTGATGTTACAGCAACAAGCTTTGTTTATGATGTGGTTTTTAATTTCTATAAAATGTTTATTTAAAAATATGGGTGATCCAGTAAAAAATTTCGCAAAGTGTGTAGTGAGTGGTGGATATTCAGCAGGAGCAACCGTAATAACTCTTCAAACTGGTGAGGGTGTGAAATTACCAGATCCAGCTGTCGAGGGTGAGTTCAATATGGTTTGGTGGAATTACACTGATTATAAAGACCCAAGCGATGACCCGAATCGTGGAATTGTAAGAGTAACCGCTAGAACTGCTGATGTTTTGACAGTTGTTCGTGGACAAGAGGGAATCCCAGCCACATCAAAAAATACCAGTGGCAAACAATATTATATGATGATTTCGTTCACGAAAAAAACATACGATGAAGCGTCATCAATAGTTCAAGTTGGATATACGCCAGCAGGAGGTGCAACTGCTACTTTGGATTTAACGACTGGTAAAAGGCACTCAATTCAAATGCCAGCAGGGAATATCACGATAGCATTATCCAAGGTCAAAGTCGGTGATATTTTTATGATTGAAATTACTCAAGACGGCGCAGGGGGTAGAGCCGTGACTTGGTTTTCGACTATTCGTTGGGATGACGGAGTTACGCCAGTTTTATCGACTGGTATTTCAAAACGGGACACATTCGTTTTTGTCTGCACTGGAATTGGGACATATGACGGGTATATAACTGGTCAAAATATTTAAGATGATTATAAAAAATGGCATAATTTTTATTTGGGTTGGAACTAACGCGAGCATTCCGAGTGGGTGGTCACGAGTGACTGGTTTAGACGGGAATTATCCGAAAGGAACAGCGGTGGCGACAAATCCGAATGTTACGGGAGGATCGGCAACACATTCGCACGCTTCATCGGCGCATACGCATACGGCCAGCGATCATACGCACACAATTTCGGTAGCATCCACAACTGCAACAGGAACAGGATCGGGTGGATCGGGACAGCCAAGTATTCATAACCACGCTAATTTTACTTCGGGATCGGTTGCGAGTTTCACTTGTGACAGTCCGTCGGCGACTTATGCCTCGGTTTCGAATGATCCGCCATATCTTGAGGTTATTTATATCACGCCAACAACATATACTTTCTTTTTACCGAGTGGAGTTGTTGGGCTGGGAGATTCAGCGGTGCCGAGCGGATTTAATGTTTGTGACGGATCGAATGGGACGCCGAATTTGGTGGCAAAATATTTGAAAGGTGTGACTGGCGGAGGAGATGCTGGAGGAACAGGCGGAAGCACAACAAATATTCACCCGTTGTCGCATACGCACACAACAAGTCACGGTCACGCTTCGGCGACTTCTGCTGGACCGAGCGCCAACACTATTTCAAATTCAGGATCGGGAACAGTGCCAACGACAACGCACACGCACGCCGTCACACTTCCGGCTCCATCAAGTAATAATGCATCGACAGATACTCCGTCAACGACAACAACAGAAACGGTTGAGCCAGCATATAAAAAATTATTAGCGATACAAGCGCCAGATAATAAAAAAGCGCCGAACAATATTATTGCAATGTGGTTGGGAACTTTAGCGTCAATTCCGATTGGTTGGGTGTTATGTGATGGTAGTAATGGGACGCAAGATATGAGAGATAAGCATTTGAAGATTACGGCAACACTTGGAGAGGTTGGAAACTCAGGAGGATCAAACACGCACGCACACTCCGCTAGTGGGCATACGCACACACTTACCGCAAGCACGCATAGCACTTCGGTTTCACATAGTTCATCTGGAAAAACAGTGACGAGTAGCGGAAGCACAACGAAAGGTGAAACGGGTCACAATATTAGCACTAATGCCGTGTCGCTTGTTTTAGCTAGCACTAATACAACAGGAAATAGTGCCAGTAATGAGCCACCATTCAGGACAGTTGCTTTCATAAAATTAGTCGGAAAAAGAAACCCAGAAATGTTATTAAATTTTGTTATTCAATAAAAAAATGACAGTAGCAACACGAAAATTTGCAGATGCTCCATTTGGCGGAAGGGCGAGCGAGGAGATGAATGATGTCATCTCCACTGTTATTTTGCCAGCCAAAAAAAGATATTTATATAAAATTTATGATATTGCAGGAAATTTTATCACCACTTGGAAGGATGTTATAAGCGAACCAAAATTCAGCATAAGTTTAAATAGCGGATTTTCTGAATTAGTCGTTGATGTTGCTCGCAGTGAAAAAAATTATGATGAAGGCTTCAGTGTAAAGTATGGAAATATTTTGAAGCTGTATGTTTTTGATGCCGACAGCAGATACGGAGGAGTCTTGATTTATTCAGGATTACTTTCTCAATATTTGCCAGCAGTTGTTGGCTCGAAAGAAACAGTTAAAATTACCTTCCTTTCGTTTTGGTGGAAATTGGACAAAATGATTCTTGAAAATTCTGGCAGTACAACATTGGCGTATGCTTCGCAGGATCCGAGCAATGTTTTGAAGGATATTTTGGACAGATTTTCTTCAGCAGGAGGAGATTTGGACTATGCAAGTGGAACCGTTGATTTGACGGGACTTTCCTTGCCATATGTTTTCAATACTGTGACTTATCAGGAGGCATTGTTGAAAGTTATTGAGCTGTGTCCAGTTGGTTGGTATTTGAGAGTTGGCGCTGATGATCTTATTTATTTAAAAAACAAAAGCTTGAATGCCATGCATACTTTTACCTTGGGGAAGAATATTGAAATGTATGAGCCTGAAAAACGCATTGAAAATTTAATCAACACAGTTTATTTCGTAGGTGGCGGAACACCAAACTATTACAAAAAATATACCGAGGCTGGATCAGTCGCAAATTATGGAGTTTTTGCAATCAGATATATTGATGAGCAGGTCACGACTGATGCCGTTTCTTTGGTAATTGCAAATAGGATCTTGAACACTTTTAAGGATCCTGAAGTTAGGGTGCAAATAAAAGTTAGCGACAATAATGGCGATGGATACAAGGCTTCACAGGGCTATGATATCGAAAGTATCAAAGTTGGGGATACTTGCCAAATAAAAAATGCCACCAGTAAAGCGGACACAAAATGGGACGAAGCAATTTTTGATATTGATGTTTTTGATTACGACATTACGAATTCAAGCTCTTTAGTTTTGCAGATTATGAAAATTGAATATACGCCAGACAATGTTTTGCTTGAACTTTCGAACAGACAGCCAGACATTTCAAAAAAAATAGATGATCTGAATCGTGCTTTTGTCGGTTCAATAACAAAGGATAATCCAAATATACCAGCATAAAAATATGGCCAAGAAAACACTAGTGGAAAAAATGAAAACAATGGTTGGATACTGCTCATGTTGCGGTATTGAAATCATGGATTTGTCAGTTAAGGGCAAGGCAAGATTGCTTTCGAATTTTTGCGAGAACGAGCTTGAGTTGAGTAATGGGACGATAATGCCAGTCGGGGTCTGCACAAACTGCAAATTAAAACTTGTTTCAGGCAGTGATGTGCAGAAAACTGCCGATGCAATACTTGCAAATCATAAAATATATTGGTCTGGAAAGGTAAAAAAAGAAAGACCACAAGATTTCGAAAAAATTAATATTGTAGATCCAAATACAGACTTTAATAAATGGAAGCAAAAG